ATGGCCTTAGCCTTTGCCTGCTGCGACACCCGCCGGCGCCTCGACCTCGAAACCCTGGTGACATGGGCGCTACGCGACCAGCAGGCTGACCGCGTCCAGTCCGGCCTCTTCGACATCGAGGCCGCGGCGAACGATCATGGATGGGAACCGCGAGGCGTGAGCGGCGACGGCGTGGCCGAGATGCTGCGCCGTCATGAGACCGGCGACCGGGTGGACGGTGGCGGGCCGGTGCGTGGCATCGCTGTGAAGGTCCATCCAGATGCCGAGGCAGTGGCCAACGCAGTGGGATGGCTGGAGCCATGGCAGTGGCGCCTCGTCCGCTTCCATGCGCGATCCGGCTCCCGGCCGGACTGGCTGCCGCTGGTGCCGCCCATGGTCGCGGTGAAGCGGCCGAGCGAAGCGCGCGGCCGCTACCGGCATGTGCTGGCCGAACGGTGGGAGTTCGTGCCGACGCGTTCGGAGTTGGCCAATCGGTATCTGCTGCGCGGCCAGTCGCTCTTCGATGCCCGCGGGCAACGTCGGCTCGTGGAAGAAGAGAGGGGCTTTCACTTCCGCACCTTCGGTGACGGTCGCCGGCAGGTGGAGGTGAAGTGGTGCCCGCTGGAGCCGGCCCACAGCGACGCCGAGATCGTCGAGGCCAACACCGACTATGCCGGCTGGCATGCCGGCATGGTGAAGTTGCTGGACCGGATCGGGCGCTGGGATTTGCGCGATCATGTGCTCACCGGCTTCACCGCACCAGCATCACCATGGGAATATAGTCCTTGACGAAAAGTCAATTCCTTGACAGGGTGAGCGGGACGAATTGCGTGTGAACGAAGGCCCGCCCGGCAGTTGCTGCGGCGGGCCTTCTGTTGTCCGGGGGCTGGCCATGCGGACCGAATGGGACGGCGTGCTGTGCCTTCAGCTCGGCCCGGTGGATCGTCACTTCGCCGTGCGCATCACCTACCAGGGCGGACCCTTCCGCGCCGACATCGAGGCGATCGAGATCCAGACCTCGCAGGGCTGGAATCGGGCGCCTTGGCTGATCGAGCTGGTGGAGGACTGCGCGCCTCTCTTCGACATGCTGCGCGATCATGCCGCTGGCCGGGTGGCCGATGCACAGGCGGTCGCGCGGCTTCCCTGACAGGACAGCAGGATGGACGAGCTGATCCGCGAGGCTGTCGCCGCCGGCGCCGGCCTCACCCGTGGCAACGAGCCGCTGACGGTGTGCCCGTCGGATGGCGCGGTCGAGTTCTTCGGCCAGCAGGTCGCGGCGATGCTGCGCGAGCTGCCGGAGGACATGACCGTGGCCGAACTTCGCGACGCCATCGACGAATGAGCCTTCCCGTCCTTCCGGGCGATCCGGCCGGACAGGACGTCAGCGACGCCCGCTACGCCCCGGCGCTGCGGCTGGACCGCATCCAGGAGCACCTCCTGGATGCCTTCTATGCCGGGCGCTCGGCCAACACCGTCCGGGCCTACCGGCAGGATCATGAGGATTTCCGGACCTTCGTGGCCCGGCAGGACGGGCTCGCCGCCTTCGCCGCCACCGCCGAGCAGGCGGTGCGGATGCTGCTGGCGGTGGAGCATGGGCAGGCGAACGCCCTGGCGCTGGGCTACCGCAACGACATGGTGCGGCGGAAGCTGCAGCCCGCGACCGTCAACCGCCGGCTGGCGGCGCTGCGGTCGGTGGTCAAGCTGGGCAACACGCTGGGCCTGGTCAGCTGGATGCTGGACGCGGAGAACGTCGACTCCGTCACCTACCGCGACACGCGCGGGCCGGGGCGGGACGGCGTGCGGGCACTGGTGGCGCAGGCCAAGGAGCGTACCGACGCCAAGGGCCTGCGGGATACCGCCATCGTCCGGCTGCTGCACGACGTGGCCCTGCGCCGCGGTGAAGTGGTGTCGCTGGACCTGGAGCATTACGAGAGCCGGCGCGGCACCGTCGCGGTGCTGGGCAAGGGGCGAACCCAGCGCGAGCGGGTCACTCTGCCGGCCGCCACCAGGACGGCGCTCGATGCGTGGATCGCGTTGCGGGGGAAGGACCCCGGACCGCTGTTCCATCGCCTCGATGCCGCCGGCCGAGGCGAGGGTCGCCTGACCGGCGCCGCCGTGTACCAGATCGTCCGTGAGCTGGGCGCCGGGGTGGGCATCGCCACCCGGCCGCACGGGCTGCGGCACTCGGCCATCACCGCGGCGCTGGACGCCAGCAACGGCAACATCCGGGCGGTGCAGCGCTTCAGCCGGCACCGGGACGTCCGGGTGCTGCAGACCTATGACGACAACCGCGCCGACTTGGCTGGCCAGATGGCGGCGCTCATTGCGGAGGATTGACATGGGCGAGACTGTCGCCGCTCCGGTGCGCAGGGTGCGCACCCAGGATCAAGCAGCGGCCGTGGTCGGCCGGATCGGCGCTGCGCAGGTGCAACTGGGCCGGCTGAAAGCCTTGCTGGACGTGGCTGTCGCCCAGGCCAACCTCGCCTATGAGACTGCGGCGGCGCCGCTGCGCGCGGCCATCGCGACCGACACGGAGCTGCTGCGCGGCTACCTCGACGCCAACCGGGCCAGCCTGCTGACCGGGACCAAAAAGTCGGTGGCGCTGCCCACCGGTATGATCGGCCTGAAGAAGACGACGGCCAAGGTGGTGGTGGCGGATGCCGACGCGCTGCTGCAGCTGCTGGAGGAAGACCGCAAGCTGCGGCGCTTCATCCGCACCAAGAGCGAGATCGACCGGGCTGCCTTGCTGGCGGAGCCGAAGGTGGCTGCGACCATTCCCGGCATCACCATTGAGGGCGGGGACGATGCCTTCTTCGTCAAGCCGCTCATGGTGGCGACCGCCTGAGTCCTGAGCTTGCGAAAATGAGCATTATCGCAAGCTCGACCGGCAAAGCCTTTGAAATTGCATGTGATGGAGTTTCATAGCTGCTGTCCCAGGGCTTTGCTCAGTGCAGCTCGGATTGTGGTGGGTGTGCAGGGCATTTCTAGGAGCACGCCTTCAAGCCTCTCCTCTTTCCAGCGCTCTATCAGCTCGGGATCCGCCGTCATGCCGATCCAGGGAAGTGGATAGCCGAGTTCAGTTTCATAGCATCTCGCCAGCTCATTGCCGGTCTGTTGCCCACTCATCGGCGGAATAAACATCGCTGAAGGGCGCAAATCTTTTGCCTTGATGTCTCTGAGAGTTTCGTCAAACGACGAACTTGAGACAACGCGGCATTCCCAAGACTCAAGCGTGATGGTTAAGCCGAGTCTTAGAAGGTGGTCTTGTTCAAGTACAATGATCGTCTTTCCCCGAAGAATTGGCATAACGTTATCCTTCAATATTCTAAGAACATTAGAGTTTGGTTGAGGATCCGAGCCAAGGGATGAGAACGATAGTGCGTCCTGTCTCTTGTTACTGCTGATTTGCTTCTCTTCCACACAATACGCGCATGGATGGCCATGTCTAGCAACTCCGTGACGATCGGCGCCGCGACGCTGATGCTGGGTGACTGCATCGAACGGATGCGGGAGCTTCCGGACAGCTCGGTCAGCCTGGTGCTGACCGACGTTCCCTATTCCAGCGGGGCCACCCGCGAGGCCGGCCGCACTGCCTACGGCAAGACCATGACGCGATCGACTAAGGGCGGCGGTGACCGGTGGTTCGGTTCCGACAGCCTGAGCACGCGCGGTTTCCTCCACCTGCTGCGCGCCTGCGCCATGGAGTGGCAGCGGGTGCTGAAGCCGGGCGGTCATGTGCTGGCCTTCATCGACTGGCGCATGGGCGATCATCTGGCCGACGCCATCGACGGGGGTGAGGCCGCGCTGTTCCTGTCCGGCCATGCGGCCGACGCCATGGAAAGCGCCGACCTGAAGCGGGTTGGGCTGCTGGTGTGGGACAAGACCTATTTCGGCATGGGGACGCACTTCCGTCACCAGCACGAGTTGATCCACCACTTCACCAAGGGCAAGGGCAGCGAGCCGCTGCGCCGCAACGTCGCCAACGTGCTGCGTCACGCGCCGATCCGGCTGGGCGCCCACCCGACGGAAAAGCCCGTCGGGCTGCTGGCCGACCTGATCGGCACCGTGTGCCCGGTGAGCGAGACGGTGCTCGATCCATTCTTCGGCAGCGCTTCAACCGGCCATGCCGCCCTGACCATGGGCCGGCGCTTCATCGGCATCGAGCGCGACCGGCGCTATTTCGAGGCCGGCTGGCAGCGGCTGGCCAATCTCACCGAGGAACTGGCAGCATGACCATGCACCTGGAGGACGTGATGCACGGACTCACTGCCCGCACCGCCACGGATGGCGTCATCGTCACGATCGGCGGCACCATGGGCTGGTGGCTCGACGCCCTGCATGGGCCGGCGCAGGAGCTGGCCTTCTGGGGCACGGTGGCGCTGGTGGTCGGGCGCTTGGTTCTGCTGGCGCTCGACTTCCGGGACCGCTTCCGTGGGCGGTCCAAAGTGTTCACGCGTGAACACTTTGACAGGGATCAACCTCCCAAGTCATGAGCGCTAAGGCGCAGGTGAGCGAGGCACGGGCAACCATCCGACGTCGCGGCACTCCGAACAGCCACTGCCGTCACAGCAAGGGCAGACTACCCAATCATCATCGTTCCATCGAGCGACGACTTCACCGTCACATTGACCGGCAGTGTTCCGGTATCTACAGCCTACGATGACGGGTTCCAACGAATGGTAAGATGTTCCGCACACAAGGCAGATGGCGATCGGCTGTTTTTTCTGGGTCATAGCAGCCTCCAAACGTACAGACTGCATTAGCACTTAATAAGATCAACCTGGAGGCTTTTGATGTCCACGGCCACTGTGTCGCATGTGCATGCATGACAACCAAAAGTGACCTACTAATTGGAGCGCTCACAGATTGGCCGAGGCACGGATTCATGCGTCCGCCCAGAGGGTTAAGGCTGCCATCCGCCAGTACGGCGACCAGCTCACCCGGTACGCATTGCCGGTTGCGCTGACCAGAACAGCACAGGATGCAAAGCTGGCTGTACAGCGGGCACTGCCGGAAACCTTCGACCGGCCGACGCCCTACACGATCAGGTCCACCTTCGTCCGGCCCGCCACCAAGGCGGACCCGGTGGCCTGGGTGGGCTTCAAGGACGATGTCGGCAAGGGGACGCCGGCGGCGCGCTACCTGCTGCCCAACGTCGAGGGCGGGCCGCGCCGGGACAAGCGGATGGAGCGCCAGCTGCGGGCTGCGGGCCTACTGCCGTCCGGCATGTTCGCGGTCCCTGGCGAGGAGGCCAGCCTCGACGCCTACGGCAACATGCGGCGGTCGGAGGTGGTGCGCATCCTGTCGCAGACCCGGGCCTTCGGGGAGCAGGGATACACCGCCAACCGGAGCGACAGCGCCCGCAGCCGGAAGAAGCGGCGGCGCAACGGCTACTTCGCAGCATTGCCGGGCAATGCCGGCGGGCTGCCGCCGGGCATCTACCAGCGCGACGGCGCCGACGCTCGGCCGGTGGTGATCTTCGTCCGGGCGCCGAGCTACCGCCCGCGCTTCCGCTTCCACGACATCGTCGAGCGGGCGGTGCGGGCCAACATCGGCCGGCGGCTGGAGGAGGCGGTGCGGACGGTCAACGCCCGCTTCGCCGCCCGGCGGTGACTGCATGCCCGTGACCGCCCAGCTGGCGGTTGCGGGTCCTTCCGGGGGCACCCCCCAGCGAGGGTAGTTCGGGCCGCACCGGTCCACCCTCTGAGAAATTTTTGACTCGAGGTTTTTGTTTATGTCCAAACCGGGCCAACGGGTGAACCGGGCGGAGCTGGCCGACCTGTTCGGCGTCAGCCTGCCCACCGTCGACGCGTGGGTGCGCGACGGCTGCCCCTTCGCGGAGAAGGGGGCCAAGGGCCGGGAATGGGCCTTCGCGACGGCCGACGTCCACCGCTGGCTGGTGGACCGTGCGGTGGCCGACGTCGCCGCCGGCTATGAGGGCGAAATCGGCGTCATCACCGCGGACGAGGCCAAGCGCCGCAAGGCGGTGGCCGACGCGGTGGTGGCGGAGATCAAGGCCGACGAGGCCCTGAACGAGGTGGTGAACCGCCACGAGGCCGCGGCCGACGTCGCCGGCTTCTGCATCTCCTTGCGCACCGGCCTGTCCAACGCGGTGGCCAAGATCGCCGGCCGCGCCGCGGCGATGACCGGGGCGCCGGAAATCCAGGCGATGGCGGAGAAGGAAATCAACCAGGCCTTCGACGGAGCCCGCGACGAGCTGGTCAAGGCCTGGGGCGCCGGGTTGGCCATCGGACAGGACGATGAACCGGGGGCTTGAGGCGGCGGCGCGCGTCAGTGCCCACCGTCACAGCGATTACCGGACCGGACGGGGCGAGCTGCGCACGGCGCTGCTGGCCCTGTTCGACGGCAGCCTGAAGTTCCAGGAGCGCATGAGCGGCTCGGTCTGGGCCGAGCGCTTCGGCTGGATCTCGAAGGGCACCGGGGCCGAGCACGGCAAGGTGACGCTCTACGGCTACCAGCGCGGGCTGGTGGACCTGATGTGCGATCCGACCGTGCCGCTGCTGACGGTGCTGAAGGCGGCACGCGTCGGCTACACCCGCTGCGCCACACTGGCGGTGGGCTACCACCTCCACCAGGACCCGACGCTGTGCGCCATCGCCCAGCCGACGATCCCGGATGCCGAAGACTTCGGCAGCGGGGAAATCGCGCCGATGCTGCGCGACACGCCGGTGCTAAAGCCGCTGATGCGGCCGACGCGCAAGGGGGAGAAGCAGGACAACGCCACCTTCTACCAGCTGAGCAACGGCGCCAGCGTGCGCGTGGTCGGTGCCGCGTCGGACGATGCCTTCCGCCGCTACTCGGCCCGCTTCCTGTTCGCCGATGAAATCGACGGCGACGGCTGGACGCCCGGGGCGAAAACCCAGGGCGACAAGCTGAAGCTGTTCTGGACGCGCGGCGAGACCTTCTGGAACCGCAAGCAGGTCAGAGGCTCCACCCCGTTGCTGTTCGAAACCAGCCGGGTGTGGAAGCTGTGGCTTGCGTCGGACCAGCGGCGCTACTTCGTGCCGTGCCCGCAATGCTCCGACGCCGCCGGCCACCTCGACGGCTGGCAGTATCTGGACTGGGGCGGGCCGGACGTGCCGCACGGGCTGAAATGGAGCCTGGACGCCGAGGGCACCCTGGAGCGGGTGTGGTACGTCGGCACCTGCGGCTGCATCATCGAAGAGCGGCACAAGGCGTGGATGGATGCCAACGGCGAATGGCGCCCGACCGCCAAGGCGAAGGTGCCCGGTCATGTCGGCATGCACCTGTGGACCGGCATGTCGCTCAACCCCAACGCCGCCTGGACGGTGATCGTCCAGGAATGGCTGGAGGCGCAGGCCGACCCGGCCAGCCTGGTGCAGCCATTCATGAACCTGCGGCTGGGCCGTCCCTACCGGGCGACCTACGGGCAGGAGGTCAAGAGCAGCAGCTTCATCGACCGCATGGAGCCGTACCCGGCCGAGGTGCCGGCGGGTGTCGAGTTCATCACCGTTGGGGTGGACGTCCAGTCCGGCAAGGTGAACCCGCGCCTGGAGGCCTCCGTCTATGGCTGGGGCCGCGGGCTGGAGGTCTGGCTGATCGGCCATTTCGTCCTGCCGGGCGATCCGGCCGGGGGCGAGGTGTGGGCGGCGCTGGACGAGGGCGTGCTGCTGCGCCGCTACCGCAAGCCGGACGGCACCACGCTGGACGTGCGGGCCACCTGCATCGACAGCGGCGGCCACCACACGCAGGAGGTCTACGCCTTCGCCAACAAGCGCCGCTCCCGGCGGGTGTGGGCGATCAAGGGCCGGTCGGAAAGCCGGGGCCAGCGGGGCAAGGTGTGGCCGCGCAAGCCGTCCAGCAAGCTGGGCCATGTCTGGTACATGATCGGCGGCAACGCCGCGCGTGACTGGGCCTATGGCAGCCTGGCGGTGGACAAGGCCGGGCCGCGCCATGTGCATTTCCCGCAGGCGCCGATCGACGGCGCCCGCGAGCTGGACGAGGAGTTCTTCGCCCAGCTCACCCGCGAGAAGCTGATCGTGCCGCGCGGGAAGCAATACACGGTGTGGGTGAAGCCGTCGGAGGCCCATGAAGCCGGGGTGTGCTTCGTCTACGCCTACGCCGCGGTGTGCGGCCTGCAGGCGCTGTCCGGCAAATACGTCAAGCTGGGCGAGGCCGACATTGAGGCGGCAGCCGCGGGTGAGACCGAGGCCGCCAGCGACACCAGTAGGGAGTCGACTCCAGCCGACGCGATCGCCGCGGCGGTGGAGCGCGCACGCCGGCTGAGCCAGCCGGCCCCTGCAGTCCAACCGGTAGCACCGGCGCCGGCGCCGCCGGCCTCCACCGACAAAGGGGAACTCTACCTATGACCGACGTCACCACCCTGGAGGCGTGGCTCGCCGACGCGCGGGCCGCGCACCACGCCCTGCAGCTGGGCCGGCAGACGGTCAGCGTCCGCTTTGGCGACCGCTTGGTCGAATACGCCCCGGCCAATGCCCGGGCGCTCGCCAGCTACATCGCCTCGCTGGAACGCCAGATCGCCGCGGCCAAGGGCCGGCGCGGGCCGGCGGTGTCGCCCTATGTCCGGATGATCGGCTGATGGCCACCGCTCCCGTCATCCTCGACCAGCACGGCCGGCCGATCGCCCAGGCCGAGATCCGCCGCGCCCGGGCGCAGGCGGCCATGGGCGCCTTTCTCGCCGGATCGGGCAATGCGCCCGAGCTGCGCGACTGGACGCCGGCGGCGGGTTCGCCCGATGCCGACCTCGACGGCGACCGCCAGACCATCGTCGCCCGCGCCCGCGACCTGGAGCGCAACGACGCCCTGGTCTCCGGTGCGGTCCAGTCGCTGAAGGACAGCGCCATCGGCTTCGGGCTGGATTTCCAGTCGATGCCGGATTACCGGGCGCTGGGCATCAGCCGCGACCAGGCGCAGGAAGCCGCCCGGCGGATCGAGTCCATCTGGCACGAGTGGAGCGAGGACCGCGACGCCTGCGACGTCACCGGCCAGCTGCCCTTCGGCGCGATGTTGCGCCAGTCGGTGCAGTCCGACCTCGTCGCCGGCGAAAGCCTGCAGCTGGCACTGTGGCTGCCGGAGCGGCAGCGCCGGCTGGGCAGCCGCTTCGCCACCGTGATGCAGACGGTGGAGGCGGACCGCCTGTCCAACCCGCAGGACCGCATCGGCGATCCGCGCCTGCGCGACGGTGTCGAGATTGACGGGTATGGGGCGCCCGTCGCCTACCATATCCGCAGCAGCCACCCTGGCGACCTGTTCATGCCGTGGGCGATGGCCGCGGCCGACTGGCAGCGGGTGCCCTTGCGCGGGCCGGGCGGCCGGCGGGTGGTGATCCACTCCTTCGACCAGAAGCGCCCGGGCCAGCACCGCGGCGTCTCCGTGTTCGCGCCGGTGATGACCGAGCTGAAGCAGCGTGCCCGCTTCCAGCGGGCCGAGCTGCAGGCGGCGGTGGTGAACGCGGTGATCGCCGCGGTGCTGGAAAGCCCGGCGGACGGGCAGACGCTGCTGGACCTGTTCGGGGACGCCAACAGCTACATGGACATGCGCAATGCCCAGCCGTCTGTGCAGCTCGGCATCGGCCCGGGCGGCGCCATTCCGCGGCTGCTGCCGGGCGAGACGCTGAAGGGCTACTCGAGCAACCGCCCCAGCGCCGGCATGGACGGGTTCGTCACCACGGTCAGCCGGCTGATCGCCACCGGCATCGGCATGACCTACGAGACGTTCATGCGCGATTTCAGCAAGACCAACTACTCCAGCGCCCGCGCGTCGCTGCTGGAGGGCTGGCGGTTCGTGCTGTTCCTGCGCATGCACAAGACCCTGACCTGGTGCCGGCCGACGCTCGACCTGGTGCTGGAGGAGGCGGTGTGGCGCGGCTACATCGACCTGCCGGGCTTCTCGGAAAGACGATGCAGCCCGTGCTGGTGTCCCCAGCCTGGCCGGGCTTGCCGACAACTTCGACCGGGTGACGGCGGCGGCTGAAGCCACCGCCCTGGCTTTGGGCGCGGCCTTCGTCGCCCGCGGCATCGGGCCGGCGATCCAGGCGGCCGGACAGTTCGCCGCGTCCCAGGTGGCGCTGCGCAAAGAGCTGCTGACCAACACCGGCCACCTGCTGCAGAAGGAGGCCGCGCTGCGCGCCGGCGCCGCCGCGACGGTGGAGGCGGCGGCGGCCGACGTCGCCGCGGCGCAGGCTGCCCAGGCCAAGGCCCGGTCCGACCTGGCTGCCCGCGCGACGCAGTACGAGGCGGCGGCGGCGCTCGATGCCGCCATCGGCAAGACCGCGCGCCTGGTGCAGGCCGAGGAGGCGCTGATCGCCGCCCGCACCGCACGGGCGGCGGCGGATGCCCGGGTGGCGGAGACCACGGTCGCGCTGACCATGGCGCAGAGTGCCCAGGCCTCCGCCATCGCCGGCACCGGGGTGGCGGCCACGGTCGCCTCGCGCGGCATGGCCCTGCTGTCGGGTGCCATGGCCCTGGTGGGTGGCCCGGTGGGTGCCGCCCTGCTGGCGGGCGCCGCGGCGGTCGCGGTCTTTTCCAGCGGGATGACCGCATCGGAAAAGGCGACGCGTCTGCACAGCGACGCGATGCGGGATTTCGACTCCGCCTTCGACCGCAGCACTGGCAAGGTGAAGACGATGACGGAGGCGGTCGCCGCCCTGCGTCGTCAGAACCTGGAGGCCGCCCGCGACGCCGCCCTGGCGGCGGTGAAGCAGGAAGAGACCTACGCGCGTGCCGGTTCCTTCAAGATCGACCGCGCCGCCTACGAGTCCGGCCTGTCGAAGGAGGATGCCGCCAAGGTCTTTGGCTCGGCGCGCGAGCTTCAGCAGCAATTCCTCGCCGGCGCCATCGACGCCGAGGCGCTGTTTGCCGCCATCGACAAGCTGGCCAGCCAAGACGCCCGGCTGAAGCCGCTGGTCAAGGCCTTCGCCGAGTGGGCCGCCCCGCTGGCTAAGGCAAAGCAGGAGGTCAGGGAAACCGAGGCCGGGCTGGCGCTGCTGAACGGCACCGCCGATGACGCGGCCAAGGCCGTGCTCGGTGTCGGCACCAACGCGGGCACGGCTGCGACTGGCTTCCAGACCATGGGCGGTGAGGTCGCCGGACTGACGGCTAAGCTCGCTGACCTGGTGGCCAAGTCCAAGCAGTTGGAGGTGCCGGCCGGTTACCAGCGGCGGCTGGCCGAGTTGGTCGGGCCGGAGCCGACCAATGGCGACGCCAAGGATCTCGACCTGTGGCGGCGGAGGCGGGACGCGGCCGATGCGACGCTGCGCCCGATCGTCGGCCTGGAAACCCGGGACCAGACCGCCGAGCTGGAGCGGCAGGCCAATGGGCAGCGCCTGTTGGCCGGTGCGGTCACCGATGCGGCAAAGGCGCACGCCCAGAACCGCATCGAGCTGGCCAAGGTCGCGGTGGAATACCCCGGCCTTGGGGCGGAGACGGCGAAGACTCTGCTGACGACCAAGGATTTCGCGGCGGTGCTGAAGACGCTGCCGCTCGACCTGCAGCAGCGGTGGGCCGTGCTGCAATCGTCGTCGCAGGCGCAGTTGGCCGGCGCGGCGGCGCAGGGCACGCTGCAGCTGCAGTTGCAGACCGATGCGCAGGCGCGTCTGGCCGCAGCTGCCGGCAAGGGCGAGGCAGCGACCCGGCGGGCCACGATCGAGAACCAGGTCGCGGCGGCGGCGGTCCGTGGGCTGTCGGCGGCCACCCGGACCAACCTGGAGGCACAGGAGCGGTCCAGCGAGGGCAACGCCGCAGGCTCTGCGACGACTGCAACGCAGCAGGCCGGGATCGCTACGACCAAGGCCGGGGAAGCTGCCGGTTCCGCCACCACGGCGACACAGCAAGCCGGGATCGCCACGACCAAGGCCGGCGAGGCTGCTGGATCGGCCACCACTGCGGGGCAGAAAGCCCAGCTCGCCACTGATAAGGCGGCCGAGGCTGCCGCAGCTGCAGATCGCGCGGCGACGTGGGACCCGGCGAACTACGTCACGAAGTCGGGAGCGACCATGGCCGGCACGCTCGCTATCAAGGCCGCGACGGAGTGGCTGTTTCAGGCCTTTTCTCACTGCGGCACGGCCGGCGGTTTGCGCAATCACTTCCTTGCGAGCAAGGCGCGCGGAACCGTTGCTGCGCCGACCGCGGTCAAGAATGGCGACAATCTCGGTGGCTTGGCTGTCGGCGGCCATGACGGCAACGGGTTTACCTTCGGGTGGAATGGCGGCGGTGAGTTGTCGCTGTACGCGACGGAGGATTGGACCACGACGGCAAAAGGGGCCGGTTGGGGGCTTGCCGTTACCTTGGCTGGTGGGGTTGCGCTTGTCGATTTGATCCGCAGCGCGGCAAACGGAGTTTTGAATTTCTACCGCGGCATTACGGTGTCCGTGGTGACGCTTAGCAATGTCGGGGGTGTGTTCACTCCGGATTGCGCAGCAGGGAATGAGTTCGATTGCGGGACCATCGGGGCCGCAGCAACCATTGGGAACCCTGCCAATGTCCCGAGCGCCGGAAGGGCGCAGCAAGTCTCGGTCAAGTGGACGCAGGACAACACCGGCGGTCGCGTCATGTCCTTCGGCGGGAACTGCATCAACGTCGGCGGCACCTCCGCCAACACTGGCGCAGGGAAGGTCAATTTCGCTGTGGGCAAGGTCTACAGCGACGGCAAGTTCTACTACAGCATCGTGCGGGGGGCGTGATGTTCGGATTTGATCCCCTGTTCATGGCCGCCGGGGACGCGCCGATTTATCGGCATCTCCGGCTTAGTTGGGGCAATAGCTCCGGCTGGGGCGCTAACGTTGGCTTTCGCAATGTTCGCTTCTACGTCGGCGACGTGCCCTATCCGCCGCCGCTGACCGCCAACACCTCACCATTCCCCTACACGGTTTCTGCGTCAAATGCCTACCCTGACCCCGGATATGAACCGTGGCGGGCATTCGACGGAAGCGTTTCGACTGACTTTGCCCAAGCTGGAAACGGCGCGGGTTGGCTTCAACTCGACTTCGGCGAGGGGTTTGGCATCAGCCCTAGCCGCGTTGACCTTCACTACCGCAACTCGGGTGAGGGTCCGGCTTCGCCCATCACCCTGCTGGGATCGAACGACGGTACCAACTTTGTAACCTTGGCAACCTTCACGTTTAGCAGTTGGGACAGCAACAACAAGACTTTCTACACCGGACTCGCACCGGCTTCTTACGCTGTGAAGTCCGTTGTCACCTCACAGGCCGTAACCCCGCAAAGCTACACAGCGACCGCCGACGTTAAGGCCCTGCTCTTTGAAAACTGGGGGGCAGGCGGCGGGCGCGCTGCCACCACTATGAGCGCCTATCATGGCGGTCCAGGCGGGTACATCACAGCCCTGGTGCCGGTACAGGCTGGAGATAACATCACCTATGCCGCCGGTGGGCGAGGGCTAAACTACAACGAGGGTCTTACCGGGGGAACCTCCGGGTACGGTCAAGGAAACGGCGGCAACTCTGGTGCGGGTAATGGTGCCGGCTCTGGTGGCGGCCGGACCGAAGTCTACAGGAACGGTGCCCTAATTCTCGTGGCCCCAGGCGGCGGCGGTGGCGGCGGATCGGACGGCTACGGCGGTATGGGTGGCCCTGGCGGTGGCTTGATCGGTGGGGACTCTCCCGATGCAAACGGCGTGACCGGCGCCAAGGGCGGAACGCAATCGGCTCCCGGCGCGGGAAGCACCAACGGTAACGCAACAGCGGGTAATGGTGGCATCGGCGGGAAGGGCGCCGATGGTGGCAGCAATCGCGCAGGCGGTGGCGGTGGCGGTGGCTATCAAGGTGGCGGTGGCGGTGGTTATCAGCCGGCCGGTCAAGCAACGGGCGGCGCCGGTGGGTCCGCGTTCGCCAGCCCGACCGCGACGCAAAGGGTCGAGACGGCCATGGGATCGGGCGTGACTCCGCCGAAAATCAACCGCGGCAACTGGATGGGGAATGCCGGTTACGCCGGTGGCCCAAGTACCTCGCCAGCATATGGATTGGTTTCCTTCGGCATCGTTGGTTAGGAGCAAGACTCATGACTGTTTTCCCTGTTGCGCTGGTCAACGAAGACAACACCTTCCGAGTGTTCCAGCGAGAAGAGCGTTTCATTGGCAACGATGGTGTCGAGCACCCTGTCGAGTCTTGGAGGCTGTGGACGGACGAGGATTGGGCACGCCAATGCCCGGGCGTTCGTCGCCTCCCTCTGGTGGACACTGTACCGTTCGAAGAGGGAAAGAAGGCCGAGCGGTTGCCGGAAGAGGCCTGGGTGGTTGCCCAGGAGTACGTGCGCGTAACCTACCACATGCGCGACATGACGGAGGTCGAGATCGAGGCCGCCAAGCCGCCCGTTCCCCAAGCGGTGACCAACTTCCAAGCCCGTGCGGCACTGCTGAAGGCCGGGCTGTTCGACCAGGTGAACAACGCCCTGCTGGCGCAGCCGGTCAACTCCACTGCCCGGCAGGCCTGGGAATACGCCAACGAGCTGACCCGCAACGGCACGCTGGTGAACAGCGTCTCCGAAACGCTTGGCCTGAGCGCTGCCCAGCTCGATGACCTGTTCCGGCAGGCCGCCACGATCGAGGCCTGACCATGCTGGGCGAACTGTTATCCCTGCTGTCCTGCCTGCTGAATGTGCTGGCCGGTGGACAGCGCGAGATCACCTTCAGCGCCGCCTCCTACGAGTTGGCCACCTTCGGCGCCACGCCGCGCACCCGTGAGTGGGGCGCCCGACGCGTGGCTGCCGTCAACTGGCTCAACCTGCATGTCACCGGCGAGACCGACCATTGCCGCAAGGCGTGGGAGGGGCACCTGACCTTCTGGCGTGAGCGGATGGCGCTGGGCGCACCGCCGGGCTGATCGGCCGCGACAACACTCCAACCCTGACCGATCCGGCGCCCACGAGGCGCCTTTTCCATGTCCGGAGGATTCGATGGTCTCCACCCTCTGGCCGGTGCTCACCGGCTGCCTGGCGGTGCATTGGCGCGAGTTGGCACTGTCGGCCCTTTTCCTCGCCTGTGCCTTCCGGGAGCGCGGGCAGGACCACGACACGCTGGGCACCACCGCGGCGCGGGCGCTGTTCTGGGCGCTGCCGGTGGCGGTCGACGTCTACCTGCTGCTGGCCGGCCTTACCCTGGACCATGCTGCCGCCATCAAAGCAGCGCAGTGCGGTGCGCTTGCCTTCGCCGGCATGGCCTGGCTGCCGCACTCCGCCGGCCAGAACCTGACCGAGACGCCGGCGGACTACCCGGCCAGCTGGACCGCCCGTATCAGCCTGCCGAACAAGCTGGGCTACCTGGCAGCCGTTGGCATCGCCCGGCTGTACCTGATTGCCCTGCCGCTGGCCCAGGATCATCCGGCGGCCATGTGGCTGCCGCTGGGCGGCCTGTCCATGGTGCTGGCCTATCTCGCCGGCACCCAGCTGCCGGCGCTGCCCTGGCGCCTCACCAGGCCGACCGAGTGGGGCGAGTTCCTGACCGGCGCCGGCGCCGGCGCCGCGATCGGCGCGGTTCTGGTGGCCGGACAAGTCGATTTTCTAGCCCTCATGTGAGGCACCGAAACTTAACACGCCACCCGCTGCTGACCTCCACCAAGCCGCCCGGCATGCGCCCGGCGGCCTTTTTCATGCGCGAAGGAGTTTCCGCCATGCGTGCCATCCCGCAAGCCGCCGTCGACCTGGTGAAGGAGGCCGAAGGCCTGCGCCTCACCGCCTACCCGGATCCCGCCACCGGCGGCGCTCCCTGGACGATCGGCTACGGCCACACCGGTCCAAACGTCCGGCCGGGGCTGCGCATCACCAAGGCGCAGGCGGAACAGCTGCTGCAGGCTGATCTGGACGCCGCCGTGGCGGTGATCGACCGTGCCGTCACGGTGGAGCTGACCGACAACCAGCGCGGTGCGCTCGTCTCCTTTGTCTTCAACGTTGGCGCAGGTCGGAAGGCCAAGGGCAAGGACGCCGGCAAGGACGGGTTCGTCACGCTGAAGACCGGCCAGCCCTCCACCCTGCTGCGGAAGCTGAACGTTGGTGACGCCGCAGGCGCCGCGGCCGAGTTCGCCAAATGGACCCGCGGCAACGGCAAGGTGATGGCCGGCCTGGTCAAGCGCCGGGCGGCCGAGGCGGCCCTGTTCCTGTCGGATGAAGTCCACCCGGTGACCCGGGGTGCCGAGCTGGCGCCGGCCATGAAACCGATGGCCAAGTCGGTCAGTGCCGTCAGCGGCGGCGGCGCACTCGGCCTCGCCGGCGTCGCCGTCCTGCTGGACCAGGCGCGCAACGTCTCAACGGCTATTAAGGAGATGCTGCAGGCGCTGCCGTCCGGAGCGCTGGGCTGGGCGGTGGCTGCCCTGCTGGGACTGGCGGTGGCGGTGATGCTCTTCCGGCGCTGGGATGACCAGCGCAATGCGGCCTGATGCTGGCTATCCTCACCACGGGCTGGGGCCGAGCGGCTGCCGGCCTGATCGTCGCCAGCCTGGTGCTGGCGGGGATCGTCACCTTCGGCGCGCTTCAGCGCCAAGCCGGGCGGCAGGACGCCGCCTTTGAGTCGACCACACAGGCACTCCGAAATGCAGAGGTGCGCCATGGGATTGAGGATGATCTGCGCCGGCATCCTGCTGGCGCAGCTGACCGGCTGCGCGACCAGTGGAGCCGGGACTGAGGGAGGTTGTGCTGCCTTCCGCCCGATCTACACCAGCCGTGCCGACGTGTTCACGGATGGCACGGCCGAGCAGCTGCTAGTGCACAATCTAACCGGTGCCAAGCTGTGCGGTTGGGCATCGAAGCGCTGA